CAAGACGATCCAGGATATCCTGATCGACCCGGAGATCACGGCCGGCATCTTCTCGTTCAGCCGTCCGATCGCCAAGGCCTTTCTGCGCCAGGTCAAGGGGGAGCTGGAGCGCAACGAGACCCTGAAGGAGCTCTTCCCGGATATCCTGTGGGAAAATCCGGCCAAGGATTCTCCGAAGTGGTCCGAGGACGAGGGCATTGTCGTCAGGCGCAAGACCAACCCCAAGGAAGCCACCGTTGAGGCCTGGGGCCTCGTAGACGGCCAGCCGACATCCAAACACTTTTCGCTGCTCGTCTATGACGACGTGGTGACTCGCGAGAGCGTGACCACCCCGGACATGATCCGCAAAGTGACTGAGGCTTGGGAACTCTCCCTGAACCTCGGGGCCTCTGGCGGACGGGCTCGGTACATCGGCACCCGCTACCACTTCAACGACACCTACCGGACCATCATGGAGCGCGGAGCGGCCAAGCCGCGCATTTACCCGGCCACCAAGGACGGCAAGGTGGACGGAGATCCGGTCCTTCTCTCGCCCGAAGAACTGGCAAAAAAGCGCCGGTTCATGGGCTCCTACACCTTCGGATGCCAGATGCTCCAGGACCCCAAGGCCGACGAGGCCCAGGGCTTCAGGCAAGAGTGGCTGCGCTTCTGGAAGCCCGAGAGCACGGCCGGGATGAACCTGTACCTCCTCGTGGACCCGGCCGGGGAGAAGAAGAAGGTCAACGACTTTTCCGTGTTCATGGTCATCGGCCTGGGGGCCGACGAGAACTACTACGTGGTGGACATGGTGCGCGACCGGCTCAACCTCACCGAACGCACCAAGACCCTCATGCGCCTGCACAAGCAGTATCGCCCCTTGGCGGTCGGCTATGAGAAGTACGGCAAGGACTCCGACATCGAGCACATCGAGGATGTCCAGGTCCGCGAGAACTACCGCTTCGACATCGTCCAGCTTGGCGGCAGCACGCCCAAGAACGACCGCATCCGCAAGCTGATTCCGCTCTACGAGCAGGGGCGCATGTACCTGCCCCAGCACTGCCTCTACGTGGACCACGAGCGCAAGCAGCGCGACCTGACCCGTGAATACACCGAGGAGGAGTACCAGGCGTTCCCAGTCGCCGTGCACGACGACATGATGGACTGCCAGGCTCGCATCCTCGACCCCGACCTTGGCGCTACGTTCCCCAAGACCAAGGAGGCCGACAAGCGCACGCGGCTCCGCAACCGCCCACGGGGCGCGAGGGTAGTCTGATGGCTGAAATTGGCCGCTCCATTCGTCACATCCAGGGCCAGCCCGCCCTGGTACTGCACCGTAAGAACATCCCCTCCAATAGGGGCTACGTCATCCGCTTGGCGGACGCTTGGAAGTTCTCCGAGGAGCACAACCAGGATTTCACCTTCGCGGTCAGCAAGGCCGCCCAGGAAGCCTACCTACACCTCGGCATGGGCGACGTGGCCGTTTCCGCCCACACCATGGCCCGACGCATGGCCGATGTGGCCACGGTCATTCAGGAGGGCATTGACGACCTGCTCAAGTTGGCCCCCGAGGATCCGGAGACCCGCGTGGTGGGCGAGGGCGTCATGCTGGTGGACGGCGAGAGGTCGCACAACTTCGAGGTAGTCCAGTGATGCGCGAGTTCGAGAACATCGAGGCCAAGCGTGTCCACGACCCGGCCGATGCGCTGCTCGTAGGCGTCGAGGCCGAGCCCGGGGCCCCGACCGACTCCATGGACACACCCGAGGTACGCGCGCGCTTCAACCGGGTCCAGGAGTGGTGGTTGCAGGCCCGGCAGGCCCAGGCCGACGCCCGCGCCGAAATGGCCCTGGACGAGGACTTCTACGACGGCCTGCAGTGGTCCGACGAGGACCGGATGGTGCTTGAGGAGCGCGGCCAACTCGCCCAGGTGTTCAATAAGATCGGGCCCTGCATCAACTGGATCGTGGGCACCGAGCGCCGTACCCGCGTGGACTTCAAGGTGCTGCCCCGGGCCGAAGACGACGTGAAGGGCGCGGAGACCAAGACCAAGCTGCTCAAGTACCTCTCCGACGTGAACAAGAGCGGGTTCCACCGCTCCCGGGCGTTCGCCGACGCTGTCACTGCTGGCATAGGCTGGCTGGAGGACGGCATCCGCAACGACCCCACCCAGGAGCGCCTGTACTCCCGCTACGAGTCCTGGCGGAACATCTGGTACGACCACCTTGGCGTCGAGCTGGACCTCTCCGACGCCAGGTACATCTTTCGTTCCCGCTGGGGCGACCTGGACGTGGCCCAGGCCATATTCCCGGACCGCGCGGCCAAGCTGGCAGCAGCCGCCGAGGCGCACAACACCCTGTACCCGCTCAACGAGGACGAGCTCTACTCCTACCGGCGCATGCAGACTGCGGACGGCCGCACGGTCTACGGCACCTCCTCCGTGCTCGATGACGCCTTCGCCGTGAACAACCGGCGCTCGCGCGTCCGTCTGGTGGAGTGCTGGTACCGCGTGCCCCACAAGGGCCACGTGATGCGCGGTGAGGCTCTCGGTCCGCTCACCGGCGAGTGGTACAACGAGGCTGATCCCATCCACGCGTGGGCCATGCAGCAGGGACTGGCCACCACCTACGAGGCCGTGAAGATGCGTGTGCGCGTGATGATCTTCGCGGAGGGCGTGGTGCTCCTGGACGCCTGGAGCCCGTACCGCCACAACCGTTTCCCATTCACCCCGGTGTGGGGCTACCGCCGCAAGCGCGACAACACCCCCTACGGCGTGGTGCGCAACCTGCGCGACCCCCAGGAGGACCTCAACAAACGCCGGTCCAAGGCCTTGCATCTGCTCTCCACCCGCCAGGTCATTGCCGAGAAGGGGGCCGTGGACGACTGGAACCATCTCGCCGACGAAGTGGTCCGGCCGGACGGCATCGTCATCAAGAACACCGGGAAGGAGCTGGAAATCCGTACCGACGTGCACCTCGCCGAGGAGCACGTCATGCTCATGGACCAGGACGCCAGGTATATCCAGGACGTCTCCGGGGTCACGGACGAAAACCTTGGCCGGAAGACCAACGCCACCAGTGGCGTGGCCATCGAGGCCCGGCAGAACCAGGGCTCCACGGTGGTTGCCGAGCTCTTCGACAACCTGCGTCACGCCATCCAGCTCCAGGGCGAGGTTGAACTTTCCCTCATCGAGCAGTTCTACGACGAACCCAAAATCATCCGCCTGACCGGCGAGCGCGGCGGACTGGAGTGGCTGCGCGTCAACCAGCAGGGCGAGGACGGCCAACTCAACGACATCACCGCCAGCCAGGCGGACTTCATTGTGGACACTGCGGACTTCGCGCAGAGCACCCGTCAGGCCATGTGGACGACCCTCATGGACATGATGACCAAGTTGCCGCCGCAGATCGCCATGAACCTGCTCGACCTGGCCATGGAGATGTCCGACCTGCCCGGTAAGGACGAGATGGCCGGGCGCATCCGCAAGATCACCGGCCAGACAGGCCCGGACGGCGAGAACGACCCCGAGCAACAGCAGGCCATGCAGGCGCGAAACGCCATGGACGCCCAGATGGCGGACCTGACCATCGCCGAGAAGCAGGCCGCCATCACGCTGCTTCAGGAGCGGGCCAAGACCGAGCAGGCCCGCCAGCGCGAGATCATGGCCGGTATCGGCACCAGCATCGAGAAGATGAGCCTGGAGAAGGCCAAGGTTGCCCACGGCGCGGACATGGATCGCGTCGGCATGGAGCAGCAGGCCCAGGCCCAGGCCCAGCAGGCCCTTCAACCTCAACCCAACGCAGGAGCGTAGCAGATGAGCGAATTCACCGAAGCCGAACTGGCCGCCCTTTCCGAGGAGGAGCGCAAGGCCATCATGGACGCCGAGGCCGACCCAGCCCCCGGCGACAAGCCCGAGGCCGACCCCACCCCGGGTGAGCCCGTACCCGGCGAGGGCGACCTCAAGCCCGCCGAAGGCGAACCCAAGCCGGCCGAATCCCCGGACCCGGGCGAGGAAGCCAAGCCCGGAGAGAATCCCGGCGAGGCCCCGGCTGCCGTCGATCCGGCCCCGGCCCCAGAGTCCGCCCCAGCCGACCCGGTGATGTTCTCGCCCAAGATGGCCACCGGAGAGTTCGTGGACTTCGCCAAGGCCAAGGCCGAGCTGAAGCAGAAGTACGACGACGGCGACATCGACGTGGTCGAGTTCGTGGAGGAGTCCAGCAAGCTGGCCGTGGCTCAGGCCAACGCCGAGTTCGCCGAGAAATACAACCAGGCCAGCGCCGACCAGCGCTGGGAGACCGCCCAAGGCATATTCTGGCAGGAGAACCTGTCCGCCTACGAGGGCAAGCCCGTGCTGGTGGACGCCCTGGACGGAGCCGTGAAGCGTCTGGCGCGCGATTCCGAGTTCATCAAGAGCATCGAGAGCGCGCCCAGCCCCGAGATGGCCCTCCTGCGCGAGGCGCACAAGCAGGTCATGGGCGTGTTCGGCGGCGCGGTGAAGCCCGCCCAGGCCCCGGCGGCCGCGCCGAACCAGGCCGACGCGCCCCAGGCCAAGCCCAAGTCCGACCCGGCCAGCGTGCCGCCCAATCTGGCCAGTCTGCCCGTGGCGGGGGCCGAGGACCCGGGCCAGCGCGGCGAGTTCGACCACCTGGACAAGATGGGCAACGAGGAGCGGGAGGCCGCCCTGGCCAAGATGAGCCCCGAGCAGATGGAACGCTACCTGGCGGGGAAATAGCAGATGGCCGACGGACTGTGCATGGAGCTGAAGAACGGTGAGGAGATCGTGATCGAAGATCGCATCCGCATCACCGTCGAAAAGGAAAAGGGGAGCCGCGTGCGCCTCCGCTTTGAGGCTCCCAGGTCAGTTTCCGTCCGTCGCATGGCCCGCAGAGCGGAAGACAATGAGGCACAGCGCTGAACATGCGCTTTCCGGTACAACCTTGGTCCAGGAGGGCCGCAAATGATGGGAGAACAGAGATATGGCTCAGACCATCATTGGCCTGAACGACGCCAAGGCCGTCAAGCGGTACTCCGGCGCGCTGGCCGTGGACGTGGCCCGGACTTCTTACTTCAACAAGAAGTTCATCGGAAATGGACCCCAGGCCTCGACCCCTATCCAGCGCCTGGATCACCTGGAAAACGACGCCGGTGAGCAGATCACCTACGACCTGTCCATGCAGCTCAAGATGCAGCCCATCGAGGGCGACGCGGTGCTGGAGGGCAAGGAGGAGGATCTGAAGTTCTACACCGACACGCTCTACATCGACCAGATGCGTGGCGGCGTGAACACCGGCGGCCGCATGACCCGCAAGCGCACCCTGCACGATCTGCGCAAGATCGCCCGTGTGCGCCAGTCCGAGTGGTGGGCTCGCATCTTCGACGAGCTCTTCTTCATGTACATCTCGGGCGCGCGCGGCGTGAACGCGGACTACACCTTCCCCACCTCCT